TCAACCATTGTTTCTCTATCAATGGATGGCATAATAGGACCACCTGTAAATACTTGCTCAAAAGCGCCTTTTTTTGCTAATTCTTCTCTACGAGCACCAGTACCTTCTTCAGGACCACCAAAGAAGTCTTGCTCAGCAGTTGATATACCACCACCTGTTTTTCTACCACCTTTAATAATTGCCCTTCTAGTTCTTTGTTGTTGTCTTTCTGCCTGTTCTTTTCTTTGTTCAATTCTAGCAGCAAAATCAGCAACAGGACCTGGTGCGTATCTTTGTAATAATTTAAGTGGTGTAAATTGTTTTAAAAAGTCTTTTACACCAAATTTTAATCTTGTTGTTACACCTAATAGGTCTTTTAATCTTTCGTTTACATTACCTACCAGATTTGTAACAACAGTTGATTCTTTTTCTGTTAAACCTGCTTTTGGTAGATTTTGTAAAAACTGTGAAGTGACTTTTTGAAAGTCATTCATTTCATCAAAACCTAAATCTCTTAAACCGTCTAATGCTAAACCATAATCAAAAATATAATCCCTTACAGGTTTTCTTATATTTTCTTTTTGCATTGACTCATCTGTGTAATTATAACCTTTTCTTACACGGTCAAAATAATTGACCATAGTTTCACCAAAGATGTAACTATCACCTTCTTCTTTAAACTTTTTCTTTTGTTTTGATAAGATGGTGCCAAACTCTTTTTGACGTAACTGTCCTATTTTAGGTCTAAAGGTTTCTTTTGTCTGTTTACCTTCTACCTGTTTTTCGGGTTCAGTATCAAAGTTAACCTTTGACTCTCTTACTTTTGGTCCTTTTGGTGCTTTTGCCATTGTTTATTACTTCTTATCTGATTTTGCTCTACTACCTGTGTATAACCCAAACCAAGCCGCACCAGCACCAACCACGATTGATACTAGACCACTTTGTTCCATAGTAGGTGCTTCTAAATTCATATACCAAATTACTACTTTGTATAGTAAATAGATGTATGTTGAGATGAATACTCTTGGAAATATTCTCCAACTATCTACTGCTCTTGCTAGATGAATAAGTTTAGCATAAGGGTTTACACCCAAGTCTTTTATTGAAGTGTCAACTTCTAAATCAACACTAATCTTTTGTTTTGGTTCTGCGACCTTTACTTCGTCCATCACTTGTTCCTTTTTTGTTCTTCTATTCTTTGTTTTTCTTCTCTTAAATACTGTAACAGCATTTCAATATAAATTTCCCTCTCCCACGGTATCATATCTTCTAATTCTGTTAAAGAATACTTGTGATGATGTATTAATGCAAAATTAGTTCGGTAGATATTCTCCAGGCTCTCATGTGAGAGGGTTATTGAAAAAAATCAGCCGCACCTTTTATTTCAAACTCAAATTCTTTACCAGACTTCGGGTTCTTATATTTTATAGTATGTTCAATTTGAGGCAGTTCTTCAAAAAACTTACTAATCTTTTTAAACTGACTCATTGTCAAATTATTTACAAATTCTTCCAATTCAGATACTTCTATATCTGTTCGGTCAAATATTTCGTCACCATTGTAAACCGATTGAATACAATCTTTTACTAAACTATAAGTTAATTCTGAAATAGACTTTTTATTTCCTACTTCATTTATAGTTGGCAACTTCATAATAACACCATAACCTGGTTCAAACTCAATCTTTGTTTCAACTTGTTTATTTAAATTAGGTTTAATGTCATCTATTTTTAAAGTGTAATCTACGACAACTTGTTCATCATCTGGACACTTTAATTTCAAATCAACACTTTCACCTACTGACTTTGCTCTTATATTTAACCATAACCATTCAAAGTCATAAAATGGTATCTTGGTTATATCTGTATTTGAAACAACACAAGATTGTACAATGTTAACAAATGCTTTTGTAATTTCATTGTCATCCCTTGTTTCAATTGCCATTAATAGTATTTTTTCTTCTCTTACTAAAAATGGTCTATATCTTACCGTAACATCATTTGAAAGTTTCAAATCATATTCAGGCACTTTTGTTAATGGTAAACTCATTATTACTCCTATAATTTAATATAATATATCTCGTATAATTTTTGGGTCTGGTAGACCTTTAGGGAATACACGACCTCCCGTTACTCTACCTATCGGTAAATCTCTCCTTACTTTTTCGTAAACTTGTCTTCCTACAGATTTAACAACACCACCTAAACCAAATGGTAAGTTATCAAGGAAACTATTTTCTCCTTGTATTTCTGTATTTCTACGATATTTGTTTTGATAAACTTCTCTATTATCAAAATCACTTACGGCACTTACATTTTCAGTTGTTGACGCCCAATATCTGTATTTAAATGTTACATCAACTTTTACAACTGCGTCTTTTGAACCGTAACTTAATTGTTGAGCAGCAATTGATTTAGGGTAAACTTCATAACATTGTAATTGATATGAAGACTCATTTGTACCTACTAAACTTCTTAATTGGTCAACTGTTAAATCAGCACTACCATACTGTAATATGGTATCTAAAAACGACCTCTTTAAAGGTGTAATTGTAATTTTACAAGGTGCGGCATAGTCATCATAATAACCTGCGTCATATGATATAGGATCTATTACCATATTTTGCCACGCCTCAAAATAAACTCTTTCATCAAAATCTGTTCCTGAATAAAACGATAAGGTCATTTCTTCAAACGAAACATTTTTACCAAAAGACCTACTTGGTCCATAATACTGTTCATTAACATCATCTGTTATAGTTCTACCAGGCATTGATACATCACTACAAAATAAATCTAATCTTAATTGTAATGATTGTTTTAATCCTGTAGCTAATCTTCTAAAATTTTCAAATCTTTTTTCTTTATCGTCAACTTGAAAATCAAAACCTCTTTCTAACAATGCTTTAGATAAATTATTTGGTCCATCTATTGTTACAATAAATTGAGTGGGTCTTGCCAAACCTTCAGCAGATTGTATGCCTGACCTAAATCTGTTAAGTATTGAGTTTTGATTAGTTGACTTATTAGCATAACCTGCTTTAGCGGCCGCATCCTGTCTATCATAATGAGCACGTGATGGTGGTATACCAATTCGTATATCTAAATCACCTATTTTTTTTCCTATACTAATTAATGACATTAAATAAATCTCCTACTGTCTGAATAAACTTGTGCTTCACTTGCCTTTTTAAATCTTTGTACAGGTAAGTATATCGCTGTTGCGGACTCATCTGCATTTATTCTTAAAAATCCTGTTTGTACATATGAATACAAATACTTTTTAATTGTTGGTTTTACAATCTTAATATTTTTTACATCATCATAGTTTACATCAAATCTTGTTTTACTATCAAATCTTGTATCATCAGCAAACTGTTGCATACGTTCTAATAGTTTAAATCTTAATAACGGTGGTAGATAGTGAAAGTTCATACCTAAAAATCCACCTGATATTGGTTCTAATGGCAATACTAAAGGGAATATATCATAATACGGTAGTGTCTTTCTAAATTTAGGATTATACCCAAATAAGTTCAATCGTCCTACACTAGGTCTACCGTTAAGTTTAGCTTGTCTAAACAACTGTCTAGCAGTAGTACCACTAGCAATTCTATTTACTTGTGTTCTATACCAAGTAGCAGACCTGTCTGTATCACCTGCCTTTAGTTTGATTGTATCAAATACGCTTGCCATAATACTATTTATGTTGGTAATAAATAAGTTTATGAAGAAGTTGAAGAATATAGATAAGCGACCCTATCAAGGTATATTTAAACCTTTGAACCCACAGAAATATAAAGGCAACGTTAAAAACATAATTTATAGAAGTTCTTGGGAACATAGGTTTATGAGATATTGTGATAGAAATAAAGACGTGTTAGAATGGGGTAGTGAAGAAATAGCAATTTACTATCGTTCAGTTGATAATCGGCCACATAGATACTTTCCTGATTTCTATATGAAAGTAAGGCAATCAAATGGTACATTTAAAAAGTTTATTGTAGAGATTAAACCTAAAGCACAAACTCGTAAACCTAAAAAACCTTTACGAGAAAGCCGTACTTATAAAAACGCATTAATAACTTATGAAAGAAATAGAAGAAAGTGGTCTACAGCGTATGCGTGGTGTTTAAAACGAGATATGAAGTTTGTCATACTTACTGAAGACCACTTAAAGACTTTTTAATTAAGCAACTCTATCAGGATGATTTTTCGGTAAATAATGTTTTTTCATAACTGTTTCTGCTTTATGGTGCATAAAGCATAAACATCTAACTTTACCGTCAGTATCTTTTATATGTGCATTTTCCATTACTGATTTTATAGACAATTCATTAGCCGCAATAGGATCTAAATTATAATCTTGCATAAAAACTTCTCTCATAGTAACGACCACATTTGTATCACATCCTGGAAAAGCACAAACAGCAGTTCTAATATCCAAATAGTTTACATTTCTATTACTTGATTTTGAGTTTACTATTTTAGATTTCCATCCTACCATATAACCATTATCAAGTAATATATCGTCAATAGCATCTGATTTATTTCTATAACTCACCAAACTATCTTCAAATTCATCAATGGCTGTTGAGTTATTTCTTGTATGAGGAATAAATACATTTTTCATTAAACATTTTAAGTAAAATCTTTTTACAGCTTTATATTCATCAATATTTTTTATGTCTGAATTTGCTATTATTTGAGCCAAGTAATAGTCGTCAATAAATGGATTTCGTTTCAATCGTCCTAAAAATTGACTTACACCACCAACTCTACCCTCATGTCTTTCTGATGGTCTTAAAAATATTGAGTGTGTAAGATTAGGTACATTTATTCCATAAGTTCCCAATTCACAAACAATTAAAATATTGTCTTTAAATGATGAGTCATTCAATTTTTGTAAATCATACTTGTATTTTTCACTTGATATATTTGGATGTAGTAATGAAAATCCTAATATATTATTACCTGGATATTTTACTTTTACTTTTTCACCAGTAAGATAATTTTCAACTTCAAATTCTTTCTTTTTTGATGAGTATTCATCATCAATTTTATGAACAAACTTTAAAACATCATCAACTGAAATATGATAATCTAAATCGTCATCTTTTTGTCCTTTAATCAATAAACAAGGTTTAAAGTTTTTATGAGTAAAATTTTTCAAAATATCTTTATTATAATTTATTTCTAAAGTATCTTTTATAAAGCATTCTAATCCATTTTTTAAAAGTTCTTCTAATCCTAAACGATTTTTATAATCAATGTATGGTACCTCTGTTACACCAATGATTGGTTTAATCCAATCTTTTTTTGAGTTTTCTTTGTATATGTGTATATTGTTTGCTTCAAATCTCATTTTTTGCGATGCTGATGGTGTAGCATTTAAAACTAATTTGAAACCAGGTAAGTTGTTAAAATTATCATGCCATTTAAATGTTGCATTATATATACCATCTAAACCTTTTGCATTTTCATCATTATTACTATCTAATCCTATACCCTCATCTCTTATTGCAAAAAATAAATCATCAACGTGACTGTTGACAAAATCTGAAACATTATTTTTTTGATCCGTTATAATAATAATTTTTATACCTTTAGCATTGGTATCGTAAGAATGTAAATCATAAGAATATCCTTGTGTTAAAGATGAATATAATGTTACATTGTATCCATCTTTTTTTAATCCTTCGATTAAATGTTGTTCAATGTCTTTTTGAAAAACCTCTAACAACTCATTTCTTGGTGCTTTAATGATAATAGTGCCATTTTCACTTTTAAATTTAACATATGCTTTTATGATTTTTTCAAGTATATATTGTATTAAAAAAGTTTTACCACCACCAGTTTCTAATTGTAATATTCTAAAATACTCATTTAATTTATTTTGATATGAAGTATCTTTTAATCCTTTTATAAAATCTTTTACAATTTTATCTGCAATTAATTGATAATTTCTTAAATATATTCCAGAATATGTTTTTATATTTGTTAAGTGTGGATTTAGTATTTTAAATATTTGTTCTTCTGTATTATCTATCATATCTCTCCATTATATAAGGTTAAATCATATTATTAGTATATCATAAATTAACGGAATTGTCAAGTATGTATAGGGTGTGCTAATACAGCACACCCCATTTGAGAAAGTGAGAGAGATAGATTAGGAATCGTCCTCAGCAAGTTTACTAAAATACGATAGGTCATCGCTATCGTTGGACTCATCCTCTTTCTCTACCGAGTTGTTAGAAGTATTGGGTACG